GCACTTTTTATATAAATCTATAATTATATAATTTTATGCCACTTGCCAGAGAGCATCATGCAACTGGATACCTCCATTGCACTGGTTGCCCCAGCCATGCCAACCATCAGGTAAATCACCGCGAGCAAACAGCTCAATACGAGGAACATCACCTAACAGCCTTACCAGCTTGTCACGAACCACATCAGGCTTCCGAGAATGCTCCAGACGAGGCGATGTAAACGACTGAATGATCCCCGCATCAAGGCGGGTCGGCAATTTGCCTTTTACCGCAAACAAGCAATCTTCACTGTTTGCACGAGTCATATGCCCCATCCCCATCACCAGCTTATCTGGTTGTCGGCTACCACATTTGTTCCATGTGAAGCCCTTCATGGTCATAAGCCTGAATCCCCATGCTTTCACCACCAGCAACGCTTCTTCTGGCTGAGTCGGAACCCACCACATGGCCAACAAACACGATTCAGGATTAGCAAGCTGCCAGACAGGAATACGAGCAATATCCTCAGCTTTCATCGTTGGATACTTAAAACCAGCTCCACGATTCCCATCCTTACACTTATCTTTGTATTCCCAGGGGGGATCTGCATAAATCAGATTAAACAATGCAATTGCCTCCATGTTAGTTGTGCCTCCGGCGCTTATCTCCGGCAGTCATAACGCTGGCCAGCTCTACAGCAGACACAACGAAAAGGGCACTAACCAGACTGATTAATGCCCTTGCCTGTTGTGTGCCGGATATCGCCCGACAACGCTGTTTTGGTAACACGGCTACAGTTCCGTGCCGCTCCAGCTTTTACCCCTTTGCGGATAACAGGCCCTGCCTGTACTCACTAACCAACGGCTTCCCGAAATGTGCACCAGGCACGCATAAAGATGAGCACGAAGAAGTAACTCCACCGCGCTTATCTTTATGTGTGAGGGTGAATTGGTGGCCCCTACCGGATTTGAACCGATGACCGTGCGATTATGAGTCGCCTGCTCTAACCACTAAGCTAAGGGGCCATATTTGATTTGTTTGTCTGGTGTGGCGCCGCGCACGAAAATCCCAGCCAATAAATTCAGGATTTTTGGGCGCGGCGGCATATCAGACAAACATGGTTGATGCGTGCGCCCATGAGAAAAGCGCATAGAATGTTGTAACTATATATTTATATAATTATAGAAATATATATTACTTTCGGCAGTTGATTTCCCATGCCCTGTTATGAGCCAGAATATCTTTCTTTGTCTGGCGGTCCATAACATCGATGTCGTGATCAGTCAGGTAGATGGGCTTTACCCAATCACAGGCGGTATCAACCACCACCGGGACGCTTCCACGACTCCCGCAGCTCGCGATCAACATCGTCATCAGCCATATGGTTAACACTCTGCTGTACATTCCCCACCTCTTTTGTCACTTCTATACGCCGCTCCGCAGTGGCTTTTACGGCGGCTGCATTCTCATTAATGCGCTGCTTTTCAGCTTCATCTTCGGCCTTTTCTCGCCCCTTCATACGACCAAAACCAAACGCACCGAATGCAACCAATATAACGGTGCCGATAAATGACAAAACGGCTTTCAAACCAGTCATACCACCACTCGCTCTTTCATCCAGCCGTAGACAAACGACTCATTAGCCTCGCGCTTCTCCGCCAGCTCCAGATAGCGTTCGCCCTGCGTACAGTTCAGCGACGTCAGCATCACCCGTTCGCCGTCTTTTCCCCGATTCCCAAGATAAGCACGTAGCGCATTAATGGTACGTGGACCGATTCGTCCGTCTGCATCCAAATCGGGATACAGCTTCCCGCGCAGGTTGAACACATTCAGCCAGCGTTGAAGCATTTTTGACGCCACTGTTGGCCCCATGTTCACCCCCGTGTCACACAGCTCTGCGGCAATATCAGAGGATAATGCGGCCACCTGATCAAAGCGTGGTCCGTACCAGTAATCAGCCTCAAGGATTTCCAGTGCCTGTTCGCGGGTTAAATCGCGCATATCGCCACGGTATCCATGAGCACGGGCAGTGTTCTGAGTAATGCCCCACTTTGTTGGGCCTCCCTTGTCGTCAGGGTGATCCACATAGCCGCCCTCTTTTCCAAGAACGCTGTTAAAAATCTCATCTTTGGTCATGATTAAACCCTAATGCGTCAACTATCCGCGCCAGATTGCCCCTGAAATACAGAACAACGATGCAGATAATCAGATTTCCAATAACCACCAGCCAGTGGGATTCTTGATAAAGACCGAACACATAACGGAAGGGAACATTGGCGTATACAATGACGTAGATATAAGCCAGAAAGGAAACAAATGGACGATGCCTGGAGTCTTTCCGTCGATAAAGCATCAGCGCCATTACTATTACTGTGCAAAGCACCGCATTAATCAGTGCTGACGGGTCACTGCTTACCATTTGAACCCCCTCCACGTAAGCGGGAAAGCATTCCAAAGATGCTACCGAGATCCTGGCTGTTTACGAACGTGAGGATTTTAATTGTCAATGCAGCCACAATAACCGCACCAAGCGCATCAAGAGGACGATCGTTGTAGCTGGTCCATTTGGCAAGAAATGAGCCAACTAACGGCGCTCCAATCACTCCAACAATGAACGATGTAAAGAAATAGCCAATCAGCTTGAGACGGCTAATATTCACCGCTGTAGCAACATAGAAAACAGCGCCAGCAAATGCCCCGAATACAACGCCGTAATCAATACCAGTTGCAATACCAAAAACGCTGGCACCCATCAGGCCACCAGCAGCAACGGCCGTACCGGAAATTGGTTCTGCTGACATTGAAATCCTCGTTAAAAAAAAAGCCCCGCCGAAAAAGGCAGGGCTTCATAAAGCAACAAATTACGCGGTAATCGCTTAACGCAGTTTTACTACGTTAAATGAAACACTACACCCAGTTACCACCTAAAACAAGGTTTCCCCATAAAAAAACCTTCACAATGTGGTTAATCGATCGATAAAAAAACAATACTTAACTTTTGACCAACCGAACATCCCGACCAGGACTTCCATAATATTCGCCGATATGCCACTGCTTAAGTTGAGTAATCTTCTCCAACTTAACTCCCATAGAGTCCAGTTTCTGCCATGTTTTCGGTTGTATGTGCTTCATTACCCGCTCTGAATATCTGAATACTGCTCGTAAGCGCATGGATTCTCACTACAGCTTATCCAACCACCCGGAGTTACCGAAACTGGCGGCGCGGCATATAGCTTACGGGTCTGAACACCTGCCCCCTGACATTTCTCTTCCTCAACAAACCATTCGAAAGCACATTCCCCGCAATCTTCCCATTCTCCCCATTCATCATATTCTGCATCCCACTGGCGATACTGATATGCCACCGGTTCTGCTTCCAGCAAGGCTAACGCTATTTCATAAGCCCGGCGCTCAATATTGTCTCGCACATCCAAGCGGCCTATGCGCTCTTTGATTTCTTTAATCAGTTCTTTGTCGGTAAAAGTGGTCATTTGTTAATCCTCAAAACTTTATGCCCGGGCGCAAAAGCACGCGTTTTGTCTTTGCTTATTCGCCAGCCATCCTTGCGCGCCTCTTTTGCACAGCCAGCCCATGACGTACCGATATACTCACCGAAGTCTGGCACTGGATATACACCTTCCGTACACTGGCGGCAGTCACAATAGAGATGCATGGTGTAACTTGCGGCAATAGCCATATCATTCTCCTTTGATGCGAATACCAGCAGCGCGGATTGCAGCGATGACTTCAGAAACTTTGTATGCCATTACCGTTTGGTAATCCTCGTGAAAATCTGTTCGATGAAGCATGCTGCTACGTTCTGGGAGCGATATTTCCCGTGCTTCCAGTTCTGCAATGCGCTTCTCTGCGGATTCCAACGCCGCAACCAATTCGTCTACAGTTCCGGCAGCTTGCAGTGCGTAATCGGTAATAGCCATCTCATGATCAATTTCAGTACCGTTCTCATTCGTTGAGGTGATAGCAAAATAATCAGAGTCGATTTCGTTATCAGCTAAGTGGCGTAGCGTATCGGCAACAAGCCGGCCGTTTTCGATTAGCAGCTTCCCTACCGTAAGCGCAATATCCTCGTTCTCCTGGTCGCGGCGTTTGATGTATTGCTGGTTTCTTTCCCGTTCATCCAGTAGTGCCAGCACGGTTTCTGGTCCGGCCAGAAATTTGAAGGCGTTGAGCGCATCAATATCCACACCGTAATCTTTAAGTTCCTGTTCACTTAACAAATCATCATCAGCTGGCAACATTAACAGGCGTTCCATTGCTGGAATTGCACGTTCCGCCGCCTCACGCAGTGCCTGATAGTCAATTGTCATTCTCGCCATCCTTCACAGTTGTAATCACTACAGCCTTCAAAATCATATGGGCTGTACTGCCAGGTTATTTTTCCGCAATGCGGACAATTCCAACGCACCTTCCCGCTTCGCGACTTCTTTCTTCTGTTCTGCTCTTTCAACCAGTCAGGCATGACCAAACCTGCGCCCTGAACCATTGTTCTGCGGTTAAAGTTATTGATATTGAACGTCCGGCGCTTTGCTGCATCAGCAATGGAAAATGGCAACCAAACTATTCCTGGTTCGTTTTTGTTGACGACGCTAAAGATGGTCGCTTTACTGAAGTCATCTGTTGGCAATCCACCGTGTTGAAGCCAGTAAACATCGTTGCCGTTCCAGCTACCTTTTTTGTAGGCCACATACTCAGTGCAATCTGACTCAATCAGGCTTTCTGTAGGGATGTACTGGCAATCAACGTGCCACACAGCCATTGCATCCACACTATCGGCACAAACAGGCTGATCGATATCTCGCCCACAATTCCAGGCTTTTTGGGCTTCTTCCAGCGTGTAAATATGAGCGCGATCGATATCAGAACTGTAACCATTGCCGTTATGGCAATGGAATGAGGCGTTATTACCCACAGTTTCACGCAAGCACATCATGTAAAAACGGTTACTCACTGGTTGCCCCCTGAATACGCTCAAACTCGATTACCCACACCCAGGGATTAGCGTTCCAACTATCTTCGCCATAAATTGATTTCCATAGGCTACGGAAACCTGGGTAATGCTTATCGCCAATGAGGGTCGATTCTGTTGGTGCGCCCTCAGCCCTTGCATCGCATTCGCTGATATCGTTCAACCGCTCAACGCGCACGTTGGTAATTTCCAGAAGAATGCGCGATGCCCAGCGCGGCATGTGAATTGATGGACACCACCCGCCATCAAATTTTTCATTCACAGTGTGAGGTTTCCAGTCGGCATCATCGGGTATCGACCACAAGCCATAATCCCCCGGTTTTTGCTCACAACTGGCTCGATAAATCCTTGCTGCGTTCTTCTCATCGCCACGACAAAGGTTGTCGTTCCAGTCCACACTGCAACCATCCTCATTGCCTAATATCGCCCACGCTTCACGGACCCATATGCGATCACCAACGTTACCGAACGGGCATAAACTATGTTCAGGTGCATCCATAACGTGGGTATAGACACCATTGCGTTTCTTTGTCGGTTTACGGATAACCAGGCAGTTATCGGCCCTGACATTTTTTACAGGTCGGCGAGTCTGCGTCTTCCTGCCTTCGAGGATGGCCCTAACCATATCGTCATTAAAAACAACACCACGTTCTTTCATTTAGAAGCCACCTTGTTCAATTTCCGGCGACAAGACACGCAATCATCAGGACTCTCAAAAGTGTCTGGCTCACGGTAATCACCAAAATACATCCAACGGCCGCAAATGCTGGTTACTTCACCTTCATTAAAATAATGATGTTTATTCGCCTTCATTGGCCTGACCCATCCGGCATTTTTCTTGCTCACTTCAACTCCTCCCGACGACGTTCCTGAAGCTCTAGCATTGCGGCTCGGAAATCCTGCCACCATTCCTCATCTGCAACGGGGGTGTTCCGCTCCAGCACCTTGTCCGCATCGGCGATCAGGTTTGACAGACTCTTGTCTGAAATCTTCGTTACCGGAGTCGTTGGTTGCTCAACCTGCCCGATAGGTTTTATCGTGCTCAAAAGGAGGCGACGGCGGGAAAGTGGTGCCCCACAACGACGGCCATCTTCCTTGCGATATGTTTCTTTCGGACCAACACACCAGGTTGTCGGCGTTTCGCGTAACTTCACTCTTTTCTCACCATCATTGGTAATGATTATTCCGGTATGGGTTTTGATGCTCATGCCACAGCCCCTCTCAACGGCTTTACTTTGGCTAATAAGGTGTTAAACAACATGGAGTTAGGATTCATGCCAAATGGCAATTCCGGTTTAGCGGAGTAGTACAGGCAACCATTTATTTTCCTGGTTGTTATCTGTCCTTCGGCAACCATGCTTCTCAGTCTGCAACGCATAGAGTTCTGCGACACACCAATGTGTTCCGCGATTACGTCCACTTTTGAACATGGGTGATCGGTCAGGAAATTAATCACATCTTGGGGGTTAATAATTTTGCGTTTCATTGTCGAGGCGTCCTTATACATTTATATAAATATATAATTCTATATACGGCGGGAGACATCCCGCCGTAGGCTTACTGTCAGGCTTTCAATAGCGATTCTTTCAGATATCGGGCATCAGCCAGGGCGTTTGGAGTAATCTTGCGAACCCATGCATTACGGGTTGGACTCCACTTAAAGGCGCGTGATTTAAGCAGCGAACGAATGTTTGCCTCTGGTTTGCCAGGGAAATAAAACAGGATGCGGTTATCCTCTGGATCTATCTCCATAGAAAAGCCGTCGTATTCTTCGCGCTGTGCTCCTGTTACAGACTTGACCGATTCAAGCTCCTTAATACGGCTCTGTAGTCGTTTGATTTCGGCATTATTGTTACTCAGTGAGTATGAAGGGAAGCCAATGTGCCCACAGAAATCTCCGGCGAGTAACCCTTTGGCTTCGCTTTCAGTAAACTCAAGGTCAATTAATGCGGAAAGCTGCTGTAATTGGTCTTTTTTGTATTTGCGAATAGCCTTATTTGCGGCCTTCATTTTGATGTGTGACTTCATGCAGCCTTGCAGCTTACGAAGCAACTTAAATAGCGCATCAGGATCATCAGACGAAACTCCATTACGGCCGACACCTGCGGCTTTGCTTTCGTAGTACGATGCTCTGCTTTCACACTCAACAAACGATTTTCTGAATAACGCATCAGCTTTAGACAAACGGCGGCGATGGCCTTTCGCGCTATAATGGTCAACTAAAATCGGCTGGCCTAACGGGATCACATCCAACAGTTCATGCGCTCGCTTATGCGCCACCGCACCTTCTTTTCTGGCTTTTTCTGCACGAGCAATATATCGGGCAAGACGCGCGTTCTGGCGTTCCTGATAGGTATTTACGTAATCATCTCCGCGCTGCTGCTGTTCAAGCCATGCTTTGCGCAGCTTTTCTGTTACGTCTACCAACTCTGCAGGGATACAACCTGTTTGGGATTCATAAGAGTGACCATCCTCATAAAGACGTCCATCGTCTTCAACAACGAAAAAGGTTTCGTGCTCATCGCTTTTGACCATACGGCCATTAACATGACGTAATCTATAGCCAGTATCAGTGCTCAACAGGCTGTTAGGGTTGTTGATCCAGTCAGAAATA